GTGCGAGGGACCGGAAACCCGTTCGCTGCGAGAAAGCGCATATATGCAACGAGCCAAGCTCGTCAGCTCCTACTGCCTAAGATCCCAATGGCATTTGGAGAACCTCACGCCGAATCTTTGCGTGAGACGCCGAAGAGACCAGATGTTCTAGGTCCACTCTTCGCTGACGACTGCCCCGTGGTATGTGACTCCAGTTTGGACAATTTCGTATCCGCCGTCAACAAACGCGCCAACCACCTCGACAAGTCAAGAGTCGAAGATGAAATAATGGAGGCAGCACTTTCTTTGCTTAACGAGAAAGTGCCTAAGCGACTGTCTGAAATTGACTGGGATAAAGAGTTGTTTGATGAATGGAACAAGCGCAACCCACCCGAGAAACAAAAGCGTATGGAAGAGGCTACTCAAAACTTTGACAGGTTTTCCGCCAAAGAGTTCGGTAGGAAAGACATTTTCACCAAACTCAACGAAGCCTTGCTCAAACGTCATGAGCATCCTCTCGACGCTAAGTTTACCGGATGGGCTGGACGCCTAGTAAATTCATCAACCGACTTACATAATGCTTTATCCGGGCCAATTTTAACAGAGTGTCTTAGTCGCCTCAATGCAATCTTCGACAACGATGGACAAGCCGGGCCTATACGAATGGCTCTCGCTTATAAGGCCACGACCAAGAAAGTGACGCACTTCTTGGGCGACCTAAAAGCGAAGGCTATATTCGAAGCCGACTTTTCATCCAACGACAAGTTGCAGGTGTACGACGCGCACATAGTTGAAGGTTTGTTCCTTCACCGTCTTGGAGCCCCTATGTGGTTAGTAGACATAATGCACGATGCTAACGATTATTTGGTACAAAATCGTAAGCATGGTTTCAAAGCAAAAGTCTCAAACCAACTGCCATCTGGAAGTACTTCCACCACATTCCGTAATTGTGTATGGAATGCTACTATCTTCACGGCTTGGGCAAAACGGTATAAGGTGCAAGGCAAAGCTATGTTTCTTGGCGACGATATGATATCTGTTGTGACCGATTCACCCCTTCCTATGACCCGACGCAACCGTAAACGCCTTTCCCGCGGTTACGAGGAAATTGCGCGCCGGGCCAGAATGAAGGCCAAGGTGAAAGCTCACACTCACCTCGTCGATGCCGAGTTCTTGAGCAAATGTTTCGTGCCATCCAACGGCACCCACCTCCTCATACCCAAACTAGGTAAGAGTTTTGCGAAGTTTTACGTTCGGGCAAACAACAACGTAAACGTCAGCGATGAAGAATACATCGCAGGCAAAGCCTTATCTTATTCTTGGGAGTTTCGCCACCTACCTCCTGTGCGCGAAAGGATGATGGATTTGTTTTTGTCAACGAAGGTCGAAATCACTAAGCTCAGCCCCGATCTTTTGGGCTGGAACTTCAAAACCCGTGTTCAAGATCATGGGTGGTCCAAGGCTCTT